AACGATACTATCAATAGTTTGTTTCCTAACCTTTGGGCAGTAACCTCAACTACCTTTACCTATAACGCTTCAGTTACAACCTATGCCCTACCAGATGATCTAGAGTCAATCCTGTATCTATCTTGGCAGACTACTGGATCAAGCCAAGAGTGGCTACCGATCAATCGTTGGAGATCAGATGGTATGGCTAATGCCGCTACCTTTAATACTACAAACACAGTTAGTATTTATGACAGTGTGCAACCTGGTAGAACAGTTCAAGTTTGGTACACAACTACACCTGATACTTTAGATAATAACTCTGATGACTTTGCTGATGTTACTGGATTACCACAATCTTGTCAGGATGTAGTTACTCTTGGTGCTTCATACAAATTACTATCATTCTTAGATCCAGGTCGTATCAATCTCACATCTGCTGAGGCAGATAGTGCTGATAGCAAGATCCCATCAACTGCTGGTGTTTCATCTTCTCGTTACATCTACGCTCTGTACCAACAGAGACTAAATGAAGAGGCGTTGAAGTTAAAAGACAGATATCCAATTCGCATACATTACACTCGGTAAGGAAGGTTAATGACTCGTAAATATAGTTCCATAAGTGTTGAAACAACACTCCAATCTACTATAGATAGTAGCACTACTAGTATAACTGTAGCAAGTGGTACTGGTACTACCTTAATGGGTGGTGTAACTCTTGCTGCTGGTAACGTAGATCAATTTACTATTGCAATAGATCCTGATACCATTAATGAAGAGATTGTATTCGTAACAGGAATTACTAGCGATACCCTTACAGTAGTAAGAGGAAGAGCTGGATCAGCTCAAGTATCACATACTTCCGGTGCAACAGTTCGCCACGTTCTAACCTCAGATGATTTAACATTTTATACAACAGGTGTAGCTACAGCAAATGCGGCAATACCAAAGACACTAACTACAACTACTGGCGATATCATCTACGCATCTTCTGCTAACACACCAGCAAGACTTGCTATTGGTACTACTGGTCAAGCATTAGTAGTATCTGGTGGAATCCCATCTTGGGGTTCAGTAACTACCACTCCTCGTGTTGGTCAAACAATCCAAGCAACAACAACTACAACAACTACAACTACTGGCACAACCTATGTTGATGCAACAGATATAACCGCATCTATAACTCCAACTTTATCTACAAGCAAGGTTTTAGTTACGATGCAATTCCAATGTTATATTGATGGAACATCAAACTTAAAGATTCCTGGTATACAGTTTCGTATAGTTAGAGGATCTACAGCAATTTATTCTGATATGGGATCTTTCTATACTGTTCAGGGTCTTAGCGGTATGACTGGTCAAACAACTTGGGTACCATTTAGTGTTTCATATCTTGATTCTCCAGCAACAACATCGGCAACTACTTATAAATTACAATTCAAAACACAGAGTGCTGGTGGCTGTTCAGTTGATGTTGGCAATACTGCCCCATCAGTTGTTATTCTACAGGAGGTACTAGTATGAATTGGACAATAAGAGCAATTCAATCCCTACGCCCAGGCGTAGATTTTACATTAAACAATAATGATATAACTACTATTGTGTGGAGCACTTCAAACGTTTCACCTTTGACTCAATCAGAAGTTAATACTGAGGCTACTCGTCTTGAGACAGAGTTTAATCAATCTATTGTAGATAAAGCAGCAGCCCTTGCTTCTGCTGAGGCTAAGCTGGCAACACTAGGTTTATCTGCTACCGAAATTGCAGCACTACTTTCTAAATAATTAAATCTAAGGAGAATAATGGCAACTACCTATAAGGTCTTAGGGCAACTAGCCCCAGCAAGTACATCAGGTGATTTATATACCGTGCCTGCTGTAACAGAGGCAGTTGTATCTACTATTAACGTAGTAAATACTGGTACTACTGATTCAACTATTAGTATAGCAATTCGTAAAAATGGTGCTTCTCTAGCAACCAATCAATATATTATAAACGGTTTAATACTAAACGCTAAAGTTACACTTGCTTATACCTCTGGTTTGACTTTGGATGCAGCAGATGTGATTACAGTAATTTCAACAAATAATGATTGCGCTTTTAGCGCCTTCGGATCGGAGATAGCCTAATGTCAATATCACTAATTGGCGTAACCACAGGACCTACAGGACCAACGGGACCAACGGGACCAACGGGACCTACTGGATCTTCTAGTTCTGTCCTAGGAATTAATACTCAAACTGGTACCACATACACTCTAGTAGCAGGTGATCTTAACGATCTAGTAACTATGAGTAACGCTTCTGGTATTACCTTAACAATTCCACCTTCAGTATTTTCTGCTAATGATGCTATTAACATTGCACAATTTGGAGCAGGTCAAGTAACTCTTGCACAAGGAGCAGGTGTAACTATTAACTCAACTGGTGCTACAGCTACCGCTCCTAAACTTAGAGCACAATGGTCATCAGCTTCAGTAATTTGTACAGCCTCAAACACATTCTTAGTAGTGGGAGATATAGCCTAATGCCAATCATAGGCATTATTGCTTCAGCTATTACAGGTCGTTTAGGTTTTGACGTTGACTACCTTGTTGTCGCTGGCGGTGGCGGTGGTGGTGGTACTGGTGTATCAGGTGGTGGTTCTACAGGTGGTGGGGCTGGTGGTTATCGCTGTTCAGTTACAGGTGAATCCTCAGGCGGTGGAGCAAGTAATGAAAGTAAATTAAATTTAGCATTTAACACTTCTTTTACAGTCACAGTTGGTGCAGGCGGTGGTGGTGGAACAAATAGTGCCGCTGGAGGAAACGGAAGTAATAGCGTATTTTCTACCATTACAAGTATTGGCGGTGGTGGTGCTGCTCAGTATGACGCAGTTGGTAACGGACAAAACGGTGGTTCAGGTGGCGGTTCATTAACTTCAGGCGCTACAACTTCAAGCGGAACAGCAAATCAAGGTTTCGCTGGCGGTGGTGGTAGCGCAACTGGAACTACACACGGAGGCGGTGGTGGAGCAGGAAGCGTTGGCTTAAACTCTTTAAATAATGGTGCAAATCGTGGCGGTAATGGAGTTAATTCCAGCATAACAGGTTCTTCTGTTGGTCGTGGTGGTGGTGGTAATCCTTACGGTTCAGCAGGTAATGCTTTTGGTGGCGGTAGTGGCGATACAAGTGCTGGTGCTAATAATGCAACTAATGGCACAGTCAATACAGGTGGCGGTGGTGGAGCCCGTTGGGATACTGTGGCTGTTACTGGTAGAAATGGCGGCTCAGGAATTGTTATAGCCCGATACTCAGGCACTACACAAAAAGCAACAGGCGGAACTGTAACCACATCAGGTGGTAATACAATTCATACTTTTACCTCATCAGGAACTTTTTACACATTTAATCCTGCAAATGCTAAAGCAACAGGTGGGGTAATTGTTAGTGATGGTACTTATTGGTATCACACATTTTTATCTTCAGGAACATTTACCCCAACCGTTTCTTTAACTGCTGACTATTTAGTAGTAGCAGGCGGTGGTGCGGGTGGTGCTTCTGATACTTCTCAAGCAGGCGGTGGTGGTGGTGCTGGTGGACTTCGTTCAACAGTAACAGCAACTGGTGGTGGCGGTTCACTTGAGTCTGCATTATCTTTGACTGCACAGGCTTACACAGTAACTATTGGTGCAGGTGGCACGGCAAGTGGTGCAAGTTGGACAGATGGTAATAACTCTGTATTTTCTACAATTACTTCAACAGGTGGTGGCAAGGGTAGCGGATTAAATACATCCCCTGCGTGGGTTGCCCCTGGTGTTGGTGGTTCTGGTGGTGGTGGTTCTGAAGCATTTGATACTGGTGCTGCTGGAACAGCAAATCAAGGTCGTGCAGGCGGAAATGCCCCAGGTGCTCCAGGGATTAACGGTGGCGGTGGTGGCGGTGGTGCTAACACAGTTGGCGGAAATAACAGCAGCAACACAGGCGGTGCAGGTGGAGCAGGAGTTGCTACGAGCATTTCAGGTTCTTCTGTTACTTACGCTGGTGGTGGTGGTGGTTTTGGCGATAGTACTGGTGGTGCTGGTGGTGCTGGCGGTGGCGGTGCTGGTGGTGCTGGCGGTGCTGGAACTGCAGGAACTGTCAATAGCGGCGGTGGTGGTGGTTCTGGTAACAGGTCTGGCGCAGCAGGCGGTTCAGGTATTGTCATAGTAAGATATGCAATCTAACAAAGGGGTAATATGAGTAATATAAGTAAAATTAAAGAAACCAAACCAACTCAATGTTTTAGCTATGAAGTAAATATGTTAGTGCATATTATCGCTGATGATGAAATAACTGCCAAAGCCCAGCTTGATGAAAAGGGCGGAATAGTTACAAAGCGAGATGTTAAGTTAGTAAACACAGCAACTCTATATGGAGAAAGTAAAGATAAATAATGGCACATTATGCAAAGGTAGAAGATGGCGTGGTAACTCAGGTTATTGTTGCCGATAATAAAGAATGGTGTGAGACTAACCTAGGTGGTACTTGGGTTCAGACTTCATACAATACATCAGGCGGAGTAAACAACCGTCAAGGTGGAGAAGCATTACATAAGAACTATGCAGGAATTGGTTACACTTGGGATGGTATTGGCTTTGCAGCACCTCAACCATTTCCATCTTGGACAAAGAACTCAGAAACTTATTTTTGGGAAGCACCAACCCCAAAGCCAGTTGATGACAAGTTCTATCGCTGGAATGAAGATACAACATCCTGGGTTGAGATTCCAGCCCTTTAATAAATGATTTACTTCCTAGCTTATCTAGGGTTTATTTGTGGTTTAATAATTGGATATATCTATGGGAGGTCTAAGTAATGACGTATGGCAGTGATATTACAGAAGCAATCCCAGTATCTTTATCAAACCCTGCTGGCTCTACCAACTATGCCGCTACCGGTGTAGCCTACGATGTAGCTATTTCTGGTCTGCCATTCTTTATTGGGGCAACTGATGATTCACCATATCGTAGAGTAACTGCCCAGTACCGTAAGCAACAGTATGACCAAACCCGTGAGGCTGGAGAGCAGTCCCTTACTGGTTGGTGGTTTAGGTCGCAGTCATCATTCCACTATGGCGCTGGTATTAAATACTTTGAACCAGCACAGGATGAGTCACTTCGTTTCCAGTACACAGAATCTAAAGGTTGTGATGTCTTTACTAAAGGACAGGTAACTTTACTTAATACAACTGTTAGAGCTAGGACTGCAACAGCAACTAACCTATACCTATTTGGTGCTAGAGATAATGCTAATAACGTAGATGCAGTTGTCTTTACTGAAGGACCTGATCTAAAGAAACTTACTATGAGTGGTGATACACCCACCGTTACTACCTATACCTTAACAGCAGCTCCACACACACTTGATTTTATGGCTCTAACCTCTGATGGTACTAGATACTTTGCTGCAGATAATGACAAACTTCATAGAGGTAATATCTTTGGCTCTACATCTGATGGTCATATCTACGATCTTGATGGTCCAGTTACCACAGTAGCATTGCGCTATGCAAAGCAACGTTTACTTGCTGGTGTGGGTAGAGAGTTATACGAATTAGATTCTAATAAGGGTGCCACTGCAGGTGGTCACGCTTTACCTACTGCACTTTATGAACATCCAAACCCATCTTGGATATGGACAACTATATCTGAAGGACCTGCTGCTTTCTATGTTGGTGGCTATGCTGGATCTCAATCATCTCTATATAAGATTACATTAGATACTGCTACTACTAATGCGCTAGGTTTCCCAGAGTTAAACGCACCTACTGTTGTAGTTGATCTACCAGAGGGTGAAATATTAAATGCCTTTGATGTATACCTTGGTCTCTACGGAGTTCTTTGTACTAGTAAAGGTGTAAGAATTGCAGTGCTATCTGCTGATGGTGATGTTCAATACGGACCATTACTAGTAGATACAGAGTGCAAGAGCGTAACTTTTAAAGATAGATTTGCTTATGTAACAACCTTACAAGGTACTGAGTCAGGTCTAATTCGTATTGATCTACAACAACCTATAGTTCCTAACAGCTTAGTCTTTGCTTATGCTTGGGATCTTTATGCAAGTGGTGAGACTGTTAACCCTGTCTCTGCAGACTTCCTTGGTGCTACCGATAGAGTTGTCTTTGGTGTACCAGGAGATGGTATCTGGATTGAATCTAATGCTACTAAGGTAGCAAGTGGATATCTACAGACAGGTTTTGTTCGTTACAATACCCTTGAAGGTAAGTTGTTTAAATTATTAAATCCTAGAATAGATACTACAGATGGTGCTTTAGGCATCTCATCTATTGCCTATGATGATACTGAATATAATATTGGTTCCTTTGCACAAGAGGGAATAGTTCAAGAGATTGGTATTCCATACCCAGTAGGAGCACAAGAGTATCTAGGTTTTAAATTTACTTTAACTAGATCATCTACTGATTCATCTAAGGGTCCACTATTTACTGGATATCAACTCAAGTCACTGCCTGCAGTGCCTCGTCAAAGATTAATTCAATACCCTCTGTTCTGCTATGACCACGAGAGCGACAATATGGG